GCCCAGCTTGCGGTGCAAATCGCTGACGAGGCGAGCGTACTCTTTCGGGTCCGTGATGGGACCGGTTCCCGCAGCAGGAGCATAGCTGCCGCTGGCGGTATCCTTCGTGGCCTTGGCCGGGGCGGCAAAGGTCCCGTTGGCGTTCTCGTACAACTGCCGCAGGTACACGGCAGCAGCGCGGGCTTGGCGGGGCGAACCGCCCAGCATCGCGTTGATTTCTTCTTTTTCGTCGGGGTCCGCGTTGGCCTTGGCCCAGGCGTGGATGGCTTCCCAGTTCTCCGGGCTGCCCACGACATCGAGCACGGCGGCGATGGCCTTCTGCTCGGTGGCCTCCAGGGTCTTCACCGTGTCCTGGTACGCCTTCTCCGCCAGCGCCACATACGCCTCGTAGCCCGTGGCTTTGTCGCCCATGCCGGCCAGCTCGGCGCGCAGCAAGGAGAAGTTGCCCTTCATCGCTTCCTGGACAGCGGGGTGCGATTGGCCGAAGCCACGTTGCCCGATGAAGTTCAGGGCCATGTCCAGGCCAGCGTCACCGGTCGGTTGCCAGGCGGCAGGCTTGGGGCCTTCGTCAGCAGCCGGGGCGGGCTGGGGCTGCCCTTGGGTCGGGGCAGCGGGTTGGGCCGGCGCAGCGGCCGGTTGAGGGGCGGGGGCCGCAGCGGGTGCAGCCGGCGCGGCAGGCGCAGCGGGGGCGGCGGTGGCCGGGGCGGCAGCAGCTTCGGTCGTCATTGCGTATCAACTCCTTCTTGAGGTTCGGCAGGCGGTGGTTCGGCAGGCTGGGGTGCAGCTTGGCCTCCACCAGGTGCCAGGTACTCAGTTGTGGACAGGCCGCGTCCTGCGGCCAGAGCGCGGAACACGCGGTCCAGGTTCAGCTTCGCTTTGGTTTCGGGTGACAGGCCGTCAACCGTTGAGAGGTCCGACAGGAACATCATGAGGTTCACCAAGTCGCCACTGCGGGACAGAGCATCCAGACCGGTCACGATGGACGGGATGATGGTCTTGCCCTTCAGGGAGAACTTGATCTTGCGGAGCAGGTAGTAGGCCAGTGGGGTCTGCATGTCCACCGCGATGCGGGAATACGCACCACCCAGGCTGGTCTCCAGCTCCTCGGCCTGCATCCGGATTTCTTCCGCCGTCACGCGCTCGGCGTCACGGGTAACTGCGGACGCAAGCAAGAAGCCCCGCCCGATCCGGTTGATGTAGTCGGCGGCGACAGCCTGCAGGTGGGGCACGACGTTGGACACACCGGAGTTAACCAGGTTGATGTCACCCTGCTGCCCGGGCAGCGCTTGCCCGTTGCGGCTACGCTCCAGGTCCTCGGGCTTCGTCACGCCGGCCGGGTTCACCAGCCAGCGGAATTCGGACGCCATGATGCCGGCCTCGATCATGGCCTGGGACATCATCGAGAGGGCTGCGAAGTCCCCCTGGTAGTCCTCAACCAGGCCCGTGCCGTAGTCGTTGTTGTCCGCGAGGTCCCACGTCAGCGGCCGCAGGGGCAGCTGATCCTCGGGCCAGATACCATTGAACGCCTTGGGCAGGACTTGCTTGTCCACCCATTGCGTCATGTGGTACTTGCCGTTGTGCAGCCGCACCCAGCGGTAGAACTCCACCTTGTCGTCAGGCTTCTTGTTCGGGATGATGGCCTGCACTTCCTCGACCAGCTCATCGAACGCCAAGCACTCGCGGTGGATGACCTCGATCACCTTGCCGTTCTGGTTCCGCTTGACCACGTAGTTCTTCAGGCCGATCATCCGCATGGTGTCGCCGGATGTGTCCTGCAGCACGTTGCCAGTCACGACCAGATGGGTCAGACCCTCGTACAGCTTGGGCCGCATGCCGCTCTCTCGGTCAATGCCCTTCCACGCCTCGGTCTCTGCTGCAGCCAGGGAGTCAGCCAGGTCCAGCCCCGTGAGGCCGGCCTTGCCCAGCTCCTCGCGGGCGTCGATGGAAAGCTCCAGACGCATGGCGGGGCGCGACGGGGCGAACAGTGCGAGCATCATCTTGTTGACGACGTGCCGCACAGCTTGGGCACCGACCGATTGGTAGTCGTGCTGCAGCTCCTCGTTGTTCTCGTCGTACCCGTCGGGCGTACACACCTTGCGGACGGTGAACGCCGCGTACTTCTCGCACCGGGTGATCAAACCTCGGCGCTTGGAGTTCAGCTCATCAAAGCGGGCCTTGGCATTCTTCGGGTATTGCATGTGGCCCTCCAGGGTTAGATGCGGAGGCCAGCGCCGCTAAACGCTTGACGCCGGCGGCGGGTATTCCCGTTGCCTGCGGTCGCCGCTTCGCCGCCATCCTCCACGCCGCTGTCCAGCACCACGTCCGGGGTGGCGCTGCTGCCGGCCTGGGCTTGATCCTCGGACGCGGCCAGCGACCGGCGCTGCGCCGTCGCCAGCTCGGCACCGAAGTTCGACTGGCGGGCCTCGTCTCGGCCGTCCTGGGCGATGCGGGCTGCGTCTTGCTCGCCGCGCTCGCGGATGTTGAAGGCTTCGATGGCGCTGTCCAGGGCCTGCTCGGCAAAGCGGTTGCCGGTCGGGGACCACACGCTGTCGTACGCCATGTCGGCGTCACCGCCTGTGGTCTGTCGGTAGGTGGCGCGGTAGTCACGCAGGGCGTCCACGGACACAGGGCCGCGACCTAGCGCGGCGGTCAGGTCGTTGACTTGCTGACGATTAGTCGCAGCAACGCCGACAGTATCCAGCACACGGCCCAGGTCCACAGTGAGGGCACCTTCAGCATTGCGAGACACAGCTCCCGCAAACGGGTTGCTACCTCGCTTCTTGATGTATTCGGAGACATTGGTTCCCATTCGCTTGCTCCTTAAATCTGCAGGGAGATGCCAGTGTAGGCACCGGTGGGAGCCATGTATTGGGCACGGGGATTACGCCGGCGGGCTTCCTCCTCCATGTCCGCTTGTTCGTCGGAAGGTGCGGGGCCGGTCTCTACGACCTCCTGCTCTCGCGCCGCCTTTTCTTCCAGGCGACGTGCTTGTTCTTGTGCAGCGATCTGACGGGCCATCGCTTCCTGCTGTTGCTGCTGCATGGCCGCATTCTGACGCAGTTGCGCCTGTTGCTCGGCAGCCTGCTGTCGCAACTGGGCCGCTTGAGCTTCGGCTTGTCGCCGCATTTCCTCGGCACCTCGGCCGGAGTCATCCCCCAGCCCGAGGGCACGTGTCACCCCCTTCAAAAGTCCGCCCATGTTTTCTCCTAGAGCGTCTTGTACAGTTCCGTAGCGGAAGGCTCGAAGCCTTCACGGGTGTACATGCGGGCGAGTGCCCGGTTGTTGACCGCCAGTGCAGTACCAACGACAATAGCCCGCGCCCCTACCGCCCTACCGAGGGCAGCAAGAGCGCGGGGAATGTCGTGGAACTTTCCTGGTCCATGCGGATACACGCGGAGCACCAGCATCTCGGCCAGCACCTTGTGATCCTCAGCGGCGAACCAGGCTGTGCCTAAGTCCGCCATGACCAGGTAGGTTTCCTCCACGATATACACCAGGTACTTCCCGGAGAATATCTCCTGAAGTGCCTTGGTTAAGTCTATGGATGCAAACCACTGCTTGCTTGTACCAGCGGATGATACTGCGGTACGTAGTGCATGTTCTACCTGATCATGATCTTTTCTGGATAGTGGTCTAAGATTCAATCACTATGCCTTTACGTAATTCTTGAAGTACTTTCTGTATACCTAACTGGTAAGCTACATCGTGTACATTACTGGATGATCCTACTTGTATATGTCCTAGTTGTTTTTCTAGGATATCATATACTTCTTTATCTAGACGATATACAGTAATTACTTTAATATCTCCAGTCTTCGACTGGAACCCTCCCCCTACCCCCTCCCTTACTGGGGCGGCGGCGGGGTGGTGATTGGGTGCGATCTTCCGGCTCATGGTGCCTCCGGCACGTTCTCGTTCGTTAAGCCGACCAATTCAGCCAGCCCGGCCCGCCCGGAGACGGGACCGCATATGCTTCGTTAAGGCGACCGAAACTCGGTTCAGGCGAAAAAGTATTTAGAATCAAG